CAGTTCTTGTTGTGATTGCTCTGGTATTACTTCTATTGACCTGTTTTGATCAATAATGTCAGGGTCGTTTTCTGTTCCTAATGCTTTGTCTATTGCCATAATTTTTTAGTGTAGCACTCTAGGTCGCGTTTCGTCACCCAAAGAAAATAAATCTGTAAGCTCGCCTTCTAAAATTAAACCTTGTGATTCAGCTATCAGCTCTGCTTGTTTTTCATTTTCAGCATGAATGTCAGGACCTTCGTACTCTTTTGTGTCGTGTATAAATCTAGTTATATATATTTTCATTAATAATACACCGTTCTATTCTTGGATAACAATTTTACTTCGTCTTGATAATCTTCTTTTAAAGATAAAAAACCACCTTGCCTAAATCTCATTAGAGCCATGGTAGCACTATCGCAAAAGTCATCATGATCTCCAAATGGAAAAGATGCCATTTCTTCTCTTACTTCATCAGCGTAATCTTCTTCTGGAGCCCAAACCATTCCTGACTCAAAAATAGGAGCTACGCTGTTCATTCTAGCAATTTTATCTTGCCCTCTGCTTGGTGCATAAGCCGTAACTGGTATGCCCATACGCCTCAATTCTTGTGTTAATGGAGTTCCAGATGCTTTTGCTTCGATTAAGACACAATCTGGTTCCCAATATTTATACTCTTCAAAAGCAATTTTCTTTAATTCAGGAAAATCCACTCTAAATCTTTTTGCGTCTAAAAGAATAATTTGATCTACGTCATCACGATTTGTAAATATAGCCCAAGTAGTTATAGCCGAATAGTCAGCAGTTTCTTTTTTAGAAAAAGCCGTATCGTAGCTTTGTATAACGTAACTGTAGTCAGGTATGTCTTCACCCTCCCATTTTTGCCACCACTCACGCTTAACAATAGAACCTTCTTCAGAAGTGGGGTTTTGCATCCACTGGGCGTTCCATTTAGAAACTGGTAGTGAGGCTTTTACCGATAAAAGCTCTTCTTTCTTCCAATACTCGCCCCATAACGGTTTTTGTGAATCTGGCATTATGGCTGGAAACTCGATGACCTCCCATTGATCGGCATTGTCATCGCCTTGTTTTTTTATAACCTTGCCAACCAAATCTTTGGTGCTCCAACGTGTCATTACTATGACTATCGTGCCTCCCGGTTGTAATCTTTGTCTAGGACCTGATGTATACCACTCATAAGCAGATTCTAAAGATTTAGGAGATAAAGCGTCTTGTTCAGAATGTGGATCATCAATTATGAGTAAGTCAGCACCACGACCTGTAATAGCACCACCAACGCCAGCAGCAAAGAATTCACCTTCCATGTTGCTAGTCCACCTACCAGCTGATTTGTTGTCTGCTTGTAGTTTTATTTCTGGAAAAATAAGTCTGAAATCTTCACTGTCTATCAGGTTTCTTACTTTACGACCAAATCGCACTGCTAATTCTGCGGTGTGTGTACATTGTATAATTTTTAAAGCACCGTTTAATCCCATCATCCAAGCTGGAAAGAAGGTTGATGCAAACTCTGACTTTGAGTGTCTGGGTGGCAAACACACTATTAAGCGTTTTAATTTACCTTGAGCTATTCTGTTAAATTTGTCTGCAATTAGTCTGTGGTGTCGACCTTCAATAAAAGTATCACCCCACATGTGTTTAACAAATCCCAGAAAGTCTTTTTGACAAACATCTTGTTTGTCGAGCTGATCATAGCGACTTAATAAGGCTACAGCTTCTGCTTTGTCTTGTTCAGAAAGAATATCAAAATCTTTGAGAGAAATATCACCCATAAATCAATCGGGTTAAGTAACTAGGTAGTGACATAGTAGCAACTCAACCCTAAACACATAAGTGTCTAAGGCAAGTATAGTGTATTTGTCTGACATGCTAAACCTTGTGCCATTCTTTTCCTTCAAACAATAAAGCCTCTGCCTCTCTTCTGCGTATTAAACCATCTAAGACTTCACCACCAGCCTTGTTCCATCTTTTAATTTGTTGTGGAATTTCGTTATATTTTCCTTCATTCAAAACCTTTAATAACGTAGAGCTTTGGAAATTAGTAGGTCCTAAGTTGTATACCCAAGCACACAAAGAGTCGTATTGGCTTTGATTTAATTCCACATCTACCATGTCGTTAACATAACCTTCATACTCAATCATTTCTTCTTGTAACATGTAATTTGCTTCTTCCTTGGTTATCTGGTCGCCTTCTTTAACGTCTTTGATATGCCCATATCCTATAGTTAAAACATTTGCTGGGCAACGATAAGCTTTTAGTTCACATCCTTCGTATTTTTTTATTAGTGACAAACCTTCTTCCGATATTTGCATCTTATTCGCCCCAAGTTCCGTCATCTCTGACTTTAGCTTTTTTTGTGCCACCAAAATAAGGTACTGCCAAACCCTCTTCAATAAGTTTTGCACAAACATCGTTACCTTCACTGTCGTATGGTATGGCAAGCAGCCTTCCGTATTTGCCACGACCAAGAGATTTGATTCTAATATCACCTGTCAAAAGCTCACCAAGTCTTTTCTTTGCTTGTAGACCAAGTGCTTTTTCTGCTGTTCTTTCAGGTTGTCTTTTTGTGTTAACCCTAGATTCAGGCGTGTCAATTCCATACGCTCGGACTGACTGATTGGCTAACTTTACTTTGAAACCTAAATCTATCTCACTTAGCACAAATCCGTCACCATCTATAATGCGTTCTAATTTTGCGTTATAGACAAAAGCATCAGGTGCTTCACTCATCTTTTTTCTCCTTTGGTTTGTCCAACTCTCTGTAATATTTAATTATAGAAAGTATGTCTTTAGTGTAACGAGTTATTTCAGCCATATCCATGCTCAAATTCTCGTATTCCTTACTCGAAAGTGCGTAATATGCTTTTCTTGGAGCCTCACCCTTTTCAACCAAGTCTAAATACTCTTGCATCAGTTCTGGTGTAATTATTTCCCAATCAACTTTAGATAGACTCATTGGATAAGGCAATGGTGGATGATACAGAGGTGCACGTTCTGCGATGCTTCTGACTTCTACAGGCTTAACTCCTTGCATCAAGCTACAACTCGCCATAAATATGCTTAAACTAATTACTACTAGGTGCTTCATCGAATTGATTTGGATTGCTTATTTTTTCTAAAGTTGTCATGACTCTATTGGATGCTTTGTTAACTTTGCTTTGTAAAAGAGCTGGTTTGGCTAAAGCTAATTCATCAAGATCATGTCTGGCAAAAGTTTTGCGTAATCTGTTTACGTCTTTCATCGCTTCTTGTTTATCAGCTTCCAGTTGATTTAATTGAGCTTGTTGATTTTTTTGTTCTGCTAAATAATTTTGTATGGACTCGTTTTGTTTTTCTATTTCAGTCTCTAAAACTATTTGATTGCCTTTTAGTATGGCTATTTGATCGTTAAGATAATCTATGTAATAAATGGAACCAGCTACACTACTTATAAGTAAGACTCCTAATATTAAACTTAATTTCATGCCCATGTGTATACTTTTAATGCTTCTGCTTTGCCTTTTACTTTAAGTGGTTCTAGTGACTTTAACATATATTTACAATTTCGTGCAGTTTCATGCCCTATAAGAGTACCAACACCAGCTTCTTTAGTTCCTGACTCTAAACGAGCTGCTACGTTGCATGGGTCACCTATAAGACTAAAAGCAAATCTGTTGGAAGCACCAAAATTTCCAGCCAGACAAACACCACTGTTCACTCCAATACCAATCGCTATTTCTGGTATGCCTTCTTCTACAAAACGCAAATTGAGTTCAATAATGTTTTTTTCTATTTGCTTGGCTGCGTCACAGGCTAGATTGTGATGATCTGGTTGTGGAATGATTGTGTTGAAGTGAAACATCCCAGCATCTCCGATAAATTTGTCCGTAACGCCCGAAAATTGATTCACAGCCTGTACCTGTACGTCTAAAACAGAGTTCATGATATAAGTGACCATTTCTGGCTCTACTGACTCAGAAAGGCTCGTAAAACCCCTTAAATCGGTGAAAATTATCGAACAATCGACCCTAGAACCGTTAATTTGGCACAGTTCGGGATTTAATTGCAGTTTCTTCACCATGCGTGGATCGAGGTATTTACCAAACTGTTGTTTTATAAGCTGTCTAGCCTTGTATTGCTCTCTAAAACGCACATAAAAGGCTGTAGAACCAGTAATAAACTGTGCAATCAGCGTCCAAGTTACGTCTATAAGCAATCCTTGTTGTATTGTCCAAAAGCCGTAATAAGCCGTAGCTGTCATTATTAAAGTGCCGAGTGTAATGCCTAGGGTTATGCCAAATACGTTCAATATAAGCCACATAAGACCTATAGAAATTAACAAAATGCCTGTCTCAACCGCCAAGGCGTAATCTGGCACATAAGGACTGTTCTCTATAAGAATAGACTCTGCAAGAGCAGCTTGTATCTTGTGGGGTTCAAGATAACCTACAGGCGTACTCAACTGAGGCATGACTCCTTTGGCAGTAAATCCGACAAATACAAAGCGTCCTTCTACGTCCATTTCTTGTAAATCCGTTTGAGGAGTATTCACGAAACTTATCCACTTACGACCCAAAGAATCTACTGGTACTGCTGGCAAGCCTTTTACTCGTATTTCTTCCAGACCATTATCATTAGTTTTGATAACGTAGGTATCGGCATTGCCAGCCAAAATCTTTAAAACTTCTGTAGAAAAAGCTGGCACCCAACCGTCAGGTGTTCTAAGCAATAAAGGTATTCTTCTAACGAGACTGTCTACTTCTGCTCTGGCAACTGCTATACCTTGATTGGCACTCTGTGCAAGTATAGGGATGTTCTGTGTGACTCCTGTGGCAAAAGTACCACCTTGGTCTTCACCAAGTATGACTGTGCCTGTCGTTTTAGGGTAGATGCCTTTGTCGTTTTCAAACATAGCCAAAACACTGGGTGCTTGAGATAAAGCATCAGCAAACGCCTGATCTCCGTTAACAGATAGTCTGCCCTTATTAGGAAAGGTGACCACCCATCCAACACCTAATCCGCCCATTTTTATAATTTTATTTTGTATCTCAGAGAGCCTTTGTCTGGATAAAGGGTAGCCACCCTCTTTATTTATATCATCATCTGTAATGTTAAGTACAGTGAAATAACCACTTTCTTGTTGTTCTGGTATTAGAGCATCAAAGGTCTTGAGCTTGAGAACTTCCAGTGGTGTGGTTTGGTATACAAAAGGCAGAACCAATATAAGTATGAGTGATAATGGTACTAGGTACTTAATCATACTGAGTAATGGTCAGCGTCTTCGTGCAACTGCTGACACAGTTATAGGTGGCTGTAAAAGATTTGTCGTTAGCTCCTGATTGAGTAACGCCTACATTCCAATCATCATTATAGAAGTTAAGCCTTGCAGTATGATCTCCTGAACCTGATTGCGTAATACTGGCTACGCCATCATCAGCGTCTGAATACCAAAAAATGTCAGCATCGTGTGCTCCACTGCCAGATTGTGTGATAGTAGAAGAATTGTTGTCAGCGTAATTGTAATTGTAGATGTACGCATTGTGTGCACCTGTTCCTGATTGTGTAATTGTAGCGTCAGAGTCATCTCCAAAGCTGTATATCTTTCCGTACTTTGAGTTGCCAGTTTGGTTGATGGTGTAAGCGTTATCATCTCCTGCCATTAATACTATGCCAGTATTAGAGTCTCCGTTCTGCGTTATAATTCCTGTGTTGTCGTCTTTATCTAAGTCCAGATAACCATAGTTGTTATCGCCAGTTTGTGTAATTGTAAATACGTTGTCTTCATGATTAGACCACTGAGAATAGGCTTTTGCTGTGTTTCCATGTCCTGTTGTGTTTAAGTTTATAACAGCTCTGGTGCAAGTGTGTGTGGAGTACACACCATTGCTTAGACCACAATAGACTGTGGCATTGTTTGTGTAACCAACTTGCTTGATGTTAATAACAGATGCACTGCCTTTGTGTTCTACGGTTATGGCGTTGTTGCCAGCCACTAAGGGTAAGCTAATCAGACTGATTAATAATAATCGTACCATCTCCACCTCCGTTTACTGTAATGTTTAAAAATTTACCAGCAGATAAAATTTGTATGTTGTAAGCACTGCGTTTTTCTATTTGCAAATCAATCGTGTTTTCTACGCTTCTAAAAAACGTCAACATCTCTCCTTCTACAAAAGAATACGTTTGTGCTTTTGCATCGTAACCAGCAATTATACCTTCTATGGTCACGTCACCTATTTTAGAAACTTCGTTTTCGCCTTCTATAAATGCTAGTAAATCAATTAAAAAATCTACGTTTAAAAGGTCTATTGCTAACCTGTCAATTTCAAGCTCGTCTTCTTCCAATTCATCTTCATCAAAGTTTTCTTCTAAAAAGTCTACGTCCAGTACGTTGGTTGATTTGGCGTTTTGATCTTCTATTGCT